TACGTATAGTGCACCAAGCTTGTGTCTACTAGATCACCCAATAAATTGGATGACTAGCAGTCTCACGCAGGGTAAAGTCACCGTTCCAATCGGAAACGGGCCTTACCTTGGTCACGTAGCGAGTCGCCTTACGGCGAGTCACAACACCTTGAGCCATAGCCTCGTGGATAACTAAATCGCGAGTATAGGCACCTGGTGTAAACGGACGTTCCATCCTCCGTAGACTGAGATAGTATAAGAGCTGGGAGATTCCCTTGTAGGAAATCGCCCTAACACTTGTATCTATCCAGTAACAACTCTGCAAATATGAATCACTTCTGCAGAGAAGCCTACGGGATCGCAAATGTTGACTTTCAGAATTATGTAGATAAGGGCGCAAGCCGATATCAGACATAAAACTAAAAGGGACCATAAGTCCAGACTCTCCCGACTGACTAAGGGGCGTAAAACGCCTCTTAGCTTTCGGTATAAGTCCAAGACAGTAGTTGTAAAGACTACAAAGGCCCGGGCAATAACCAGAGATTCTACCAATAAGCGTAATAGAATTACAAATATGGTAAATATCTGCATGTGTTATTACCTCACGTTTGAGATAAAATGGACGTACATTGTACCCCTTAAAGTAATCAGCGCCGCAGGATTCTTTGAAGTAACCATCGAGAAAGGACTTCTCTTTGTTTACTTCGAACCCGCACCAGGTGAGAGCCTGGATGACTGATTGGGCATGCTTGAAACGAACGATGATATCATCGCCAAAAACGGCGATATCTCGAACATGACAAGTATAACCTTGAACTTCGATGGCAGCTTTGGAAACTGCCCAGAAGATCAAACTTTCGAGCGGAAAGGTAAAGCCATTTCCCATGGCGGAGAACTTTTCATAGATAAACAGTTCACCGTCGACTACCCCCGACTTATGTCGAAGGTCGTCAAGAAATGCATACCATTCGGGTGGCAAAAGCAACTTAACTAACTCATTAGAGATAGTGTCAGAAGCGGATGCAAGATCAATCGTTGAAAATTGATTTTCATTAACCGAACCATCAACAAAAGAAAACTTTGATCCAGCGAAAGCAAGATCTTGGTTCCTCTGTTGATCGGTAAGGTCAACCCCGAAAAGAGCAAGCCTCCTCTCCAGATAGGTTTTAACACCTAGCTGTAGAAATATATTGAGGCTAGCTCCTACCGCTATTGGACGGTCAGTTTTGACGTCTTTAGGTACAAAAGTGACTTTATCACTATCTACAACCTCCACACACTCGTTGAGAATTTGTAATTCTCGGTAAGCGCGTGAAGCGTGGGGAGGTGGAACCTCCTTACGACGACCGCTTGACTCGAGGAATTCGAGCCAACGTGGTGATTGCGAGATAGCTGCATAAGCGTAGGGTTTAGCGCTTTCAGTAACGGTATATGGCAAGTCGAGGTACTTATAGTACTCGGTTACCCTATTGCCGTTAGAGGAAAGTGTAGACCCAGGACCGTGATTACCGCTGTCAAGAATGTACATTAACTTCTTGGCAGTCAATTCACCGAGTACGCGGAAGATTAATTCCTTCGCACGCCAGATGAATTGAGGAAGTTCCTCCTTTCGGAGTGAACCTAATCGCTCGTTTGTCTCTTCACACTTTATCTCAGCGTTAAGCCACTTATCAATGGCTGTTCCGCGTCGATCAAAGGGAGATTCAGACGGACGAAAAGGGAACTTCTTTAGTAATGCTACGGTTTGCCTATCATGCCTCACGGCAGAGATTGTTGTACTCCTATCATACTTCGTGAGATAGGATTCAATAATCCTGGAAGCTTGTACAAGACCGATGACGTCTCTGCATTTAATGCAGTGATCCAAAAGTCTTCGTACACTTGGCCTCCAGCAGGCAGGAACTCCGCTTAAGTAAGCTCCAAGCAAGGCCCAGTGTAACTCTTGCGAGTTATCTAACTGGGTGCGGGGATCGGTCGCCCGAGCCCCACTTGCTGAGTAGTATCTTCGCATGTTAATACCTCTCATTTAATACATTGGACGGATAATCTTAGACTTCTATCTTCCCGGTTAGGAAGATATCTTGCATAAGAGTATCATTTGCGGCGATGTCCGCTACATGAGCCATGAGTTCTTGGAACTCGGCAAAAGTAGCACCGACAGGAATAGAAGCATTAAGTTCCAGCTTCATATCCTTTCGTACATCGTCGCCAGCAGGATTAGCGACAGTAACAGTCTGAACACAATTTAATGTGGACCGACGATTACCGTAGCTATCACTTGTCTGCTTCGGTTGACCTGAAGTAACAAGGATCTGCTGTTTCACCAAGTCGGAGTGACTTGGGCCAATGTAACTCGCACGGTTGTTCTCAGTGCGATAGAGGTTGTACACCACGGCAGAAGCTGCAGCGTCGACTGTTGAAATAGACATATATGTCTCCTTTTCAATGGTTGGTTAGATGGACGCGAAATCATCTAAGTTTCGCTTTTATCAGTAATGATAAACCATCTAGCAGTTTTGGGACATCGAGGTCGATGTCAAGGTTTACGAAAGTAATCCCGACGTCGGGTATACGTTCCTTAATACTCTTAGTGGCACGAAAAGTGACACTTTCTGTAGAGTTATCAGGTAAAGTATACGTTACAGTACCAGTTACGTCATAATAACTGTGACTGACGAGCCAGGAACCAATGCTCCTAAATGTAGGATTGGGATTTAAAGACCGGAGTAATCCTCCGATATTTATAAACCAATCAACGACGAAGGAATATGGGATGATCTCCCATACAGCCCCCGCAACATTAAAGAGCCCAAGTTGGTTAGCTAAGGCATTCTCAAAACGAGTTTGACAAAGAAAACCAGCCCGGTGACTAGAGGTATGAACACCCTCTAGTTCGACCTGAGCAATGTACGTTCCATCTGAGACTGAGAATGAATGAGAAATTGGTTCTTGATCACCGTCATGACCTCTAAAGGTTTGACGGGGAATTAGTTCCTTCTCCGATTTGATAAGTTTTATTACGTTATTGGCGTCATATATTAAAGGACGCCAAGCGTACCGAGCTTCCAACCACGCATCAGCTGCGTAGTCGGCATACTTGGTAAACTTACCGGTTCGGATATCCTCTTTCACTCTTTTCCAGACTTGAGGGGCATATTTGAAGAACTTGCCCTTCTTGATGGAAGACACAATCTTGGCTAACCTGATAAGGGTTAGACCAAGATGGTCAACGGTCTTAGCGGCTTCGGCAGCTGTAACAGGCAGGTCAAGAATGGCCTGATCTATTGCAGCTCCGGCATTGTTAATAGCGTTTTGACTATTACCAATGTGTCCTAGCCCTTCCAAGTAGCTGATAGTCTGAGTCATTACTGACTCAGGTATCGTAGCTGCTCCGAGGGGGGCAGACCAAGTACCAAGAACGTACGGCCGGATAAAACCACCAGGTTTACTGGAATAACCAAACGAGTAAGACCACCCAGTCGGTCGTTGAAACGAAATGCCAACGGCACTAGTATCAACTTTGAGATCAGTATCTTCGATTGCTGATGCAACGAAGGTCTGTTTCTCCTGGCGCATGTCACTAATAATGACTTCACCAGCGGCTGAGCGGGACTTAAAGTCTGGTACGACAATGTCGTCCATAAACCCAGAACTCATGCGGGAAGCATGGGTTCTGATGGTCCATCCGGAGGTGATCTGGGAAAGATACATTTCTGTATACGCTTCAACGATATCATTGTACCGTGGAAGAATGTATACTTCGTATATACGATCCCAGTCAACACCCCGCCATTCAGGTCTATTATCGGGAGCACCCGGAGGCTGAGATACAATTTCCGATACTGGGATGTTTATGGGAGGGTCAAGATGACCCAGCATAGACTGATCAGTACCGAAGCCTGTAGCCCAGATTATAAGGTCATTACTAAATGAACCGTTATAATCACCGCCGGACCAAACAGTGTTAACCGTTTTGGTCTCAGGTAACTCGCGATGTCGTGGAAATGCTATTGACATAAGCATAGTCTCCTAATCGGAGACTACACTGTACGTGCACTACCTACCCGTCTCCGGATGGGGTAGTGTAGCACAGGGGTTTTACCCCCAAG